CAAGATTTAATGGAACTACTAATAAATGCCTATGAAAATGCCTATCTGTTTGATGAAAAAGATGAATTTGATAATTCTATATTTTATCGTGTGAGTTGTGGTTGTTCCAGCGATGACCACGATATTGGTATTGAATTTGAAATGTCAGGAACAATGATATTTTTGAACTTTGCAAAAAGAGTTTCATGGTGTGACAATTGGGGAATAACTAATATCTTTGGTCGGGTTTGGAAAAGGTTAACATGTTCTATTGCGATGTTATTTATGGGATATGTAGACCTTGAGGAAACCTTCATTGTTGATAAAGACAACATTAATGGATTTATAGAAGCTTTACAGGAAGGGGAAAGAAAAATAAATGCCAAAATTAAAGCTCAGAAAAGAAGCTTTGAAGAAAAAGCTGGTTAAGAAGAAAGCACCAAAGGAAATTGGCTACAGAGATGGTGGGGAAGGAATGATAAAATGGTGCAATGAGAACGTTTTTGTGCCAATTTATCCTGAAGGTTCCGTTGTTGCCGTGTGGCATTCTATGGGAAGTCTTCCAGATGAGCCAAATCCTGAGACGGGAAAATCTTATGCTACAATATGGAAAAACCAACAGGAAATATTGAAAGAAGCTTTAAAGATGGTGGATGGGAGATTTGTTTATTCCAATATTGTCTTCTGTTGGCAGCGTGGGGAAGGGAAATCATTATTAGCATGTCTGATTCAGCTATGGAAGTTTTTTAACTGGCCTCGCCAACAAATCATGCTCGGAGCTAATTCTAAAGACCAGATTAAATTTGTTCATTTCGATATTATGAAGGATATTGTTACTTTCAGTCCTAATCTTATTCAGATAGTTGGAGGCAAGAAAAATGTACAGGAAAAGGAAATAAGGATTAAAGATAAAGATGGTAACGTGCGTTCCTTGATTCGGTCTATTTCCTCATTTACTGGTATCGTTTCCAACATCACTGGATACACATTCTCAGAAATCTTCGATATGAAAAATCCCCGTTTTTACACTCAGCTTGATGGCTCCATTCGTAACATACCAAACTCTCTCGGAGTAATTGACTCTACTGTATCAGAAAAGACACATATCCTATATTCTCTGTATGAGAATGCTACGAAGGGGAAAACCAAAAGAGTCTTCTTCTCATACAGATGTTCAAGGAAAGGCGACATAGAAGACTACTGGAATCCTCACATGACCAAAACACAGCTTGGTGACTATAAAGCTAAGTTTCCTTTCGGTGACTATGAGCGATACTTCCTTAATCTATGGAGTGCAGGGACTCAACGTATATTCTCGGATGAAGCGATTGAGGGAACTAAGATGCTGTCTGCTGATGGAGAGATGTTGAATACTACGAAAATACAGCGTTTGCTAAAGAAAAAGAATCATTATATACGAGTAGCACAGGACATAAAGGGAAAGGGATTGCCACATGAGGACGCTTGGAATGCTGGTGTAGAAACAGAGACAAAAATTCAACAGATATATGACCGTATAACTCCTTTAAATTCGATATACAGTTTGCAGAATGCTCATAGAGAAAATATTAGAGCAACAATGGCAGATTTGGAAAAGCTCGGAAATTTGTTTGATACGGATTGGGCTTTATTGGCAGGTCTAGACTTTGGCGACCCATTAGCTGTTAGAGGAAAGGCAAGGACAATTGTTACTTTTATGGCAAAAGGACTTGCAGGAAGCAGGTCGACTCAGTTCACATTTCTGCCGGATGATGAGACAGCACCAAAGTATTTGTACTTTATGCTACATGCTTTACTTATACCAAGTCATTCTATGGACACTATGAAGGAAATTATTGAAATGATGCACGATGAGTTTGATGGGATTGATATGTTATGTGGTGAACGATATAGAATGTGGGACATGGAAAAATGGTGCGATACGAGGGATATAGGATTTGAGCCTGTTTATCCGAACTATGAAAGACAAAAGGAAGCATTCAAGGAATTGCTGTTAGCAGTAAATGAGGGAAGATGGAAATGTCCACCACTTGCAATTGCTGGTTCAAAGAAGGACGATATTAGGGACGAAGAGATGGAGATATTCACTCACGATTTAGATAAAAAGTGGTTTGGAAGTGGTGAGAAAATGGAAAAGTATGGGATACAGGATGATTTTATTTTTGCTTCTGGTTGGACAATGTATGGGGGAAGGATGTTAGGTGTAGATACATTCCGGTCTCGTAAGGGTTCTGTCTTCTTTGGCTCATATACTCCCGGAGAAAGTATGGTGGGAAATTATGCTTGACCTAAAATAAAACTTGACAAAAGAAAACAATTAATGTAAGGCACTTTTTATTAAAGGAGAATTTTATGAAGCAAGACGAAATCAACAAAGAAATACTAAGCCTACCAGATGAAGTTTTAAGTGCCATTAAGTTTTCGATGCCTTGGCAGTATGGAACAGAAAATGGTGTGGCTAAAGACGAAGATGGTTTTTCTCCTTCTGCTGCTGTAGGAAGGGAAGATCCGTCCTATACACAGAGAACATTGCAGGCAGAGTGCTTTCGTCGGTTCCAAAGGAACCCACATGTCAACACATCAGTAAGGGGACTTGTCGGACGTATAACGGGTTTAGGATTTGAAACGACATCTGAGATATTAGAGATACAACAAGCGATTGAGGAGATTGAACTTGACCCGAGAAATCGTCTTTATAATTTTTGGCCTAAATATGTTGGACGACTTAATATAGAAGGAGAGCTATTACTCATATTGACGTGCCATAAGGATGGATTTGTTGAAATTGACTTCCTTGACCCAATAATGCTTGCTTCTTCGGGGGATGATGCTACAGGAATACTTTTTCACCCAAATAAGACACTTATGCCTCTTTTTTACATAATTGAGCAAGAAGGAGGCGGAAAAAGACTCATTCCGAGCATATTTATTGCACGATACCCCGAATTAGCTAATACTTTGACTAAAAAGCAAGGTTTTGATGCAAAACTTGCTGCAAAAAGCAGAAGTAGGAAGCAAATCTTTAAAAAATTTGGAAAATACTATCAGTTTGTGGTAGCTTTGGATAAAGGATTTGTGACTCGTAGAGCTATATCTTATCTAAGAACCACGATAGAATGGATTAATCATTACGAAAATCTGAAAAAATATGAGATAGACCACAAGAAATCGTCAGGTGCTTATCTTTGGGTATTTACGATAGAGGATGCAAAAGCATTCAAAACGTGGCTAACGATGTCGGCTGAAGATAAAAGAAAAACAGGAATCCTTTCAAAAAAGACTCCCGGTGGAACTCTAATACTCCCTCCCGGAATTAGCGTTGAAGTAAAAAATCCGAATTTAACATCTATAAAGGAACAAGACACAGATATATTGCAGATGGTCGCAAGTGGATTAAATGAGCCTGACGATGTTCTTACAGGAACGAATAAGGGAACATATGCGTCTGTTAAAGCTTCCAGAGGTCCCATGTCAGACAGGACTTCTGATGAAATCGCTTTTTTTGATAGATGGCTAAAACATGACTTTTGGGGTTCTATCTTCTTCTTGAAAGCTGCAATAGGAAAGTTCCCACCTTATTTTAAAAGTAGAGAGGCTGTATCCTTTAATAAGAGTCAGGAGCCAGTCTTTCAAAATATAAGGAAACGTCCAGAAATGTTTATTGACGTTTCTTATCCTGTATCCGAGACCATAGACTTTGAAGGGCGGGCACGAGGTCTGCTTGGAGTCAAACATGGTCCCGTTGCAGAGCAAGCCGGAATTGCTAACTCTGAAGTCGCCAAGCGTCTCGGTTTTGGTGGTTACGGCAGGCAACGTCTACGGAAAGCGACCGAAGACGATAAATACCCTGAGCTTGTTTACGAGATGGGTGTAGATGCCGAAACGCAGCAAGAAACTAAGGAAGGAGAAAAGCCAAAGGCGAAAAAGCCTGTGGAGAAGAAACCAGCTAAAAAGGAGAAATAATCATGGCAACGAAAAAGATTCCAAGAGGTGCATTAAGAGTTGTGGAAATGGGGGGAGGATGTAATGCCTTTACCGAGTATTTTGGTGAAGGAGAGGAGAAAAAACCAAAACTCAAAATGACAGCTTATAGTGGTGGAATTATAAAAGACCACTGGTATTGGGGTGACTTAGTTCTTGATTTGGAAGGAATTAGTTTTAGTAAAAAATTTCCTATTCTTGAGAACCATGATACAGACAGAAAAATCGCATTTACAAGAGACCCTATTTTAGATAATGGAAAGCTTGAAATAAACCCGGATAAAACACAGTTTGTTGATACTGAGATAAGTGCTGAGTTTCAAAAACTGTCTGCGGAAGGATTCCCTTATCAGTCTTCTGTTTATGCTAATCCAACATCAATTGAAAGATTATCTGAAGATGCCTCTGCCGAAGTGAATGGGCTTACTCTTAAAGGTCCCGGAACAGTTTTTCGTAAATGGGAACTTAAAGAAGCTTCTGCATGTGTTTTTGGATGGGATAGTGAGACAAACGCAACAGCTTTTTCTAAGGAAGAGGTTGAAATAGATATGGAAGAAACAATTTTGGAGAAAGAAAAGCCAAAATTAATCAAACGAGTAAAAACCACTATAAAAGAAAAAGGAGGTGATACTATGGATTTAAAGGAACTTTTAGAAAAGTACCCGGAATTGGTGAAAGAGATTCAACTTCAAGCTGTGAAAGATAAGGAAGTAGAACTGGCGAAAAAGGAATCTAAATTCAAAAAGGAAAAAGAGGGACTTGAGGCAGAAGTCGAAGACCTCAAAACAACCACTCTTGCCCTTCAGAAGAAAGATGACATTCGTACAGAGAAGGAGTTGAAAGCTACTGCCGATAATATCTGGACAAAGCAACTGTCTGAAAGTGATATCCCTGAGAATATGCATGACAAAATTCGTCGGTATGTTTCTCATGCGAAATTTACTAAGGATGATGTTCTTGATGTCGAGGCATTTGGGGAAGCGGTTAAAGCTGAAATCAAAGATTGGGAGGACAGAGGTGTCACCTCTAGTGCTGTTCAAGGAAGTGGTTTCACAAAACAGACCGTGGATGAAGCAGAGAAAGAGTTATCTGCTGAAGACCAGAAAAGTGTTGACGATGATGTCAACATGCTGAGAGCGAAAGTTGGCGCAGATGCATTGCCGGCTAAAGAAGAGTAAAATTAAAATAAATTATAATAGGAGGTGATTTTATGCCTATGGATATACCGCAAGTTAATTATGGATTGCAGACAGACTATAAACGTCTGTATTACTCCGACCCGATGGCAGCCTTGAAAGTTCCTGTAACAATCATGGCTGGATATGGTAAACTGGAAATGGGGACAGCATTAGCCTTAAATGGCTCTGCTGCTGGAAACATTGCAAAGTGTTTTCCTTATGACCCAAGTGCTGCACCTACAGGAACATTAGTTCGTCCGGCTGCTGCGTTTTTGGTTTCTAATACTGGAGCTACTGCATCCGTTGTTTATGTTACGTTAGATGATAGTTACAAGTTTGCAGTGGGGGATGATATTTATATTGAAGATGATACCACCGCTGCTGAAAATCTTGGGGCTATTACGGCAATTGACCGTACTACATATACAAATATGGCAATGATTACATTTACTACCGCAATAGGTGGTACAGCTTTTACAACTGCCAGATTTGGTTATATTGCTGTTGAAGGATATACCACTTGTGTGGGAATTCTTGAAAAAACAGTAGATACGGGAACAGGAAGTTTGGCGAAGGGCGCTTTGGCTACCATGATT